CAAAATATACAAACGCTAACGGATCATGTGTAAGAGCGCCTAATGCCTCTATTAATTCATCATGTTTTTCCATTAGCTTTCTCCCGTGCAGCTTTCAATTTATCCATAGCAGACACCGTAAGCTCACCTTTGACATCGATATTTTTAGTATCTCTCCACTTTTCAGGATTACGGTTTTTCAGCCAGAATATTTGAGCCGTAACATCCGGAGGCTGTTGTTTCTTTACAACTTTAACAAGCTTTCCATTCTCGTATGTTTTCTCTTCATATTCGTAACCTATAGCACGTTTATGTAATGCATTTTCAACTTCAAGGTCAATGACTTCCTTCCCTCTTTTAAGGGACTGCAAAAACTGCGGCGAACTCTTTTTCCAGTCGTATAAAGTTCTAATTGAAATGCCTATATTTTTTGCTATTTGCTCATCAGTAAGGCCATCACGAGCCCAACCTTCTGCACGTAATAAATTATCAGGGTCAGTCAACCAGTTTTTTCTATTTACTCGCAATGGATCATCACCTCACTTTAATGTATTACCGCCCTTGCGAATCATCTTCCCATTTTTCCTTACACATAATCCGCATGAATTTTTGCTAGCGCTTGAATGCGTAATATAGGATTGACATAGGCCATCATAAAATATTTCATTGGCCGTACATATTCCATTTTTATTATTCAAGCATTTGTGCTTGATGCAGTGTATTTGTGTCATAATTTTCTGTAACAAAAAAGGCACATCAATTAAGATGCGCCTTTTTTGCGTTTGGTATTCTAAATGCTTAGGAGATGAACTCATGTTCTTCCACATACAATATATCATAGATATGGAGGGCTTAAAAGGTCGATATTAGCCGTTTACCGCCGATTTCCGTCGGAGTTTATACCCAAGCTCTACAAGTGCCAAATTCTTATATTCTTTACCTTGCGATTCACCGTAACCAACAAATGAATATGCCCCCTTAGCAGACATACCATTGATATATTGTTGCATGAGGATAATCGAGCCAACCGTATTAGTTAATGTATCGATCATATGACAAGCATCATCACGTTTAGTCAGTAGTTCATGGATTTGACGTTTATACCTCATTTCCATATTTAGTAGCCGATTAATATCATCTTCAATTCCTGATGGTTCACCGCCGTCTACTCGTTCTTTCCCGTAGTTTACTGCACGTAATGATGTGATATCGCTTTTAATACGTTGGATATTACGCTTTAACGATTTAATCCTCAATGCTGCTTTACTTGCCTCATGCAGGTACTCATATGCCAATTCACGATATTCTTTTTTACTAAGTTCTATCATAGGACCACCACACAGACAATATTTAAAACAAACAGAATACTACATATCACCATATCCCGTATTTGTGATCTAATAATTTTCTGCAATTGCATTTTATATGCATCAGAAACCATAAAATGTTTTAATGCAGCGGCTTCACGATACGAGTAATAGGACATTTTAAAAATAACCACAAGGTAAATCGCCAATAGAATGTTTATAATAACCATTTCATTCATCGGTATCACCTGCTAACTTTATACAAGATTTCAATGTATCAGATATTGTATTTTGTTTTATTTCATCTTGTACGGAATCCCACATTAATTTATTTCTGTTCTCATATACACGGAAGTACTCAGCTAAAACATGGCGTTTTATGTTATACACAAATTCTTCTAAAGGTATCTTTGAATGTTGAATTCCTATTAAATCTACCCTGTGTCCAATGTGCACACTCCCAATTTCATATTCGATTAAAAAACTATTAAAATCATATGTAACTTTAGGCATATAAACATCATCAATATTAACAATGGTTAACGCACCGGATAAAAGTTTAATAGCATTATCTATTCCTTCTTCAAATAAAGTATTATAAATTCTCATACTCACCTCTTATAGTTACTCATGCAAACCTTCCATTCTTCGTTATTTCATAATCGTTTTTTAATTTAGGTTTATCATCACTATCTAAGCCATGCACATTTTCAATTTCTGCTCTAATTTCAAGTATGTTTAAATACTCTCCCATAGCAGCTTTTTGTCTACGCAATAGTTCAATAGGACAAGTTGGTTTAAAATCTAAGGTTCCTGCATCATATTTAACAATCATTCTGTGAAGTTTATTGTAACGATCTTTTAGCTGTTTATATTCTCCACGAAATCTAGCCTGCCATTCTGGCTCACCAACACTTAATTCATTTTTCTTTTCTTCGTTCATTTTACTCACCTCTTATGATAGGGCGGATATTTCACCGCCCATATCCTAATCATCAACCAACATTAAATAATATGTCCTTAAACATGATAATTGTCATTCCGATTAATAACGTAAAAATCCAAACAATCATACATATCAACAATGCATTGAAAAATCCATCTTTCTTATACATTCTTTATTCCTTTTCTGTAATCAATATAATTTCATCGGTGTCCAAATCAACAGATACTCTTGTTATCCACAGCAATTTTGCAAAATATATGAAACGCTCATAATGTGAGAATAATTCTTTACAATAACTGGCATTTCTTCAATAAATTTAGAAAATTGTTCGTCGCTTAGGCCTTGCATGAATTTTCTTTGCTCTTTTTCAAATTCATTTCTCGCATTACGTGCCTCGTTTATTGTTTTGTACGAGCCATAATACCCTACGTTATCGCTACCATTGCATTCTATTAATACTACCGTATACATTTATTCACTCCCTTTTAGTTGTTCTTTCCATTCACTTAACACAAATACTGGCATTCCCATTTTTACAGCATGACCGCACTCTCCTTGACATCCTCTGCTCGTTTCCCAGCCGTCGCAAAGCACTAGCACGTCGCAATGACTTAATAACCCTAAGCAAATATCAAGCCCTCGCTGGTACTCATCACCAGTTAAGTACATGAACCCATAATTATGAATTGGCGAGACGTAATCGTGCTCGCTATCATTCATAACTAAGTCATTCATGATTTTATCGATTTTTAATTTGTTGCTTTCCTTGCCCCCATACGGATGGGCGACATAAACTAATTTTTTCTTCATAGCATCAACCTTTCAACGTTTCAATATGTACCCAAATCCCTGTGACTGGATTCCAATACTTTTCTGTAATCTCACTACAGACTTGAGCATCATCATTCCAGTAATTCAACTTGGTCATACAGTCCTTAAATAATTTAATAAGATTATCTGGATCTGGCCGAGTGGTTTTCCAATGTGGCACCTTACAATTCGCTTTACCGAAACACCACTTGGTAACCAATCGAATAGGTCCCTCTAATGGTTCACTAGGAACATGATCAGCTAAACCATCTAAAAATATTTGTTTAGCTTGTTTCAACTTATCGGATTCATAAAAGATAGGCTTACCATGTTGTGTATTCACCTGCTTAGTTTGATGTGTAACAGTAGGAACCTTTTTAAGAGGAATGAAAAATTCAATAATCAATAACCAATCCCCCTTTATTGAGAATTTAATTGATAATAACCAATACAATTTTCAAAGCCCTTTTGTAATGTAGGGTTCAACCTAAGGGGAAGAGGTAAGAAAAGGATGATTTTAGAAATCCTTTTCCTTACCCCCTTAGCTTGAATCCACCTTACATTGGGACACAAACAATAACAAACATACCTATATATATATATAAGGTGTGTTGTTACTATTGTTAACCTATTGTTAATATGTATATGTTAACAATCATCAGCCTTAAATAACTCGCCTTTATCGACATTAAAAATTGGTGTTTCTCTTAAATATCGACGAACGGTCATTTCACTAACTTCCATAATTTCGGCTACTCGTTTAATATCTGCTCTGCCGTTAAATCCATTTTCAGCAGCAGCAATATTAAAAGCATCTACCAATTGCTCTTTTTTCTTTTCTTTGATAGCTTGCTTACGTTTATTCATTTTGTCTAACCCCTTAGACTTCGGACTATCAAATTGAGCCATTGCAAGGAACCCGTTGGTATCGACTTTATGAATAGGATACTCAAACCATAAATCCACTGGTTTAAACTTCGGATATTCTCGGAGTGTTCCTTCCATTCGCCATGCAGTACATTGGCTAGTATCAATAGGAGCATCTTGGAGTTTATCCTCGTTCATGTTCTCGAGTTCGAGTTCGAGTAAGTCAAGTAATGCATCTGGATCACGAGCAAATACACCAGAACCGGATGCACGGTCCATAGACCGCTTACCAGTTTGGCTCCCTTTAGAATGGTGATGACAATAAATAACTGCGCATTTAAGTTCAGTACATACCTTGTCAAACTGATTACAGAAATTTGCCATTTGATCAGCACTATTTTCATCACCTGTAATAACCTTGTAGATAGGGTCAATAATGATAGCTTTGTAGTTACGCTTTTGGGCCCTACGAATTAATTTAGGAGCCAATTGGTCCATTGGTAAGGACTTACCACGTAAATTCCATATGGATATGTTTCCAATGTTTGTTGGTTGCTGCTCAAGGGCCTCGTATACATCTTTAAAGCGATGCAAGCAGGATGCCCTATCAAGTTCCAAATTGACATATAGAACTTTGCCTTGCGTGCAGTCAAATCCAAACCATGGCTTACCTTCGGCAATGGAAATGCATAATTGAATTAACGCAAATGATTTACCTGCTTTAGAT